CCTTTTGTTTCAAGCTCCAATACTTGTAAAGCCAACTCTTCAACGTTTGCTTTAAGTTTAGCTACTTCTTCTCCTTTTGTTTCAAGATCTTTAACCGCAGACAATACTTCGATTAATTCAGCTTTTGAAACCGTTTCGTTTTTCATTGCGTCAATTTTTTCTCCTAACGCTTTGATAATTTCTTCTTGTGTCATTTTTACTTAAAATTTGTTTAATAATTCTTTTAACATTTCGGTTGTTTGAAGTGATTTCTCGGCTTCTTCATTTTCAAGTGATTTCTCGGCTTGTTTATTGTTACTTACTTGTCCGGTAGCTGAATTACTACCAAAGACAACTAAACTTGATTCTCTTACGTTTTTAGCTTCTTTTATTGCAAAGAAGTAATAGATATAGTCAAACTCATTTTTGTTTGCTATAAGCGGATAATATTTATCGTAATTAGACTTAGCAGTTGCATCATCAGGGTCGTTGCTATCCATACATAAATCAAATGTTACATATTGCATTCTAACGCTCGCCTCTATTTCATCACCACTATCTAACCATTCTTTTACTAATTGGTGCTTAACTTGTGATTTCGGCATTTTATAAATCAATGCTTGTGTCTCGCCATCGTATGCTTTACCTAATAAAGAAAAAGGAACTTTAGCAACAAACATTTCAATATGCTCTTTTCTAACTATAACTTTATCAACTTCTAATTCGTGGTCAATTACCAAATAGTTTTTGCCTTGTTGCTCAGCTATTGATTTGTTCCAAAGATTATCTAAATGCAAATCATCATGACTATCTAATATTTTAGTTGAGTTAACCGCAATATAATAATAGTTATCATCGATTTTAATCGCTTTGTTTTGGTCTTGAAATTTTAATAAATCCAAAGATTTACAAGTAACAGAAACGCCTTTATCACAAGATTTTTGAATCTGTGACTTTTTAGCATCAATGATAAAATCAAGATTATCTTTTAAATCCTTAAACAACTCTTCTTTTGAGTTGTATTCTTTATCAGGGAAATAGTGGGACTTTATCATTTCTTTACTTCTTTATCTTTGTTTTTATTCCTTTTTTCTAACTTCTTTAAAGCCTCTTTTTTAAGTTGCTCATCTATTTGCTTAGGTGTCAATTTCGTACTCATAGCTTTAATTTTAATTTAAAAGCATCGCTCATTTGTTTTGCTTCTTGTGGTGATATTGTTTGATTTTCAATACCTATTTTAATTGCGTTTTGCATTTCTGTAAATGATTTAATCTTTTCATTCATTACTGATTGCATAACTGGTAAATGGTCATAACTTGCTACTAATCTTTCGCCTCTTTCAAATAACCCCCATTGTTGTGCTAATGAGTTCATATTATTATCTGCACTTGTTTGTATTGAGTTTTGAATCCAACTAATAAACCCTTGATTTTGATTTTCAAATGTTGAATCTTTAGCGAAATAGTTAAGCACATTCTTATTCATTTCGTAAGCTAATAGTAATTTATTAGCATCATCAGCAAACTGCTCATCTAAATACAAACGCTTCATATCGCTAACTAAATGCTTTACATCAACATTAGCATTAGATAATATCAAAGAATTAGCTTCAATTTTACCCTCTATTGATTTTCTGTCTTTATCTTGTATTTGTGCCTCGTTACCAGTTGATTTATTTAAACCGATATACTTTTGGCTCATCTTAAGATTTTTGTTTTTAGAATAAAGATTTTGCTCTATATTCTCAACTACCTTAGTATTACCTTTTAATCTACTTGGACTTGTAAAAAATGAATTATTAGTTAATCCATTTGACAAATCGTATAACGGCGTTAAAGTGTTTAATTTTAAATCATATACTTTTTTATCTAAAGTATATTTAATTACTCGTTCTCCAAATGCTTTTTTATCTTTATCAGTTACAATAAACTTATCTATTTTATGAGCATTATTAAATTCAATTTCACTTGGAACTAAATTATAAATAGCTTTAGGTAAATCGTTTGTAAATGGTTTAATCTCATAAACGAAATTAGTACCTACTGCCGATAGAAAAAACATTTGTTGAAACAACCAATCTTCACGGCTTTGAAAGTAATTCGGGGTATTTAATAATTTAATATAAGGACTATTTTCAATCTCAATGCCTTTAGCATTAACGTGCTTAATATTCATTTGAGAGTAAATTCGAGAACGCAATAGACCAATAGTTAGTAATACTGGATTGTTTAACATTAAATCTAAATACTTATCAGAATTGGTAAACCCACTATTATCATCTAAAAATGAATATGTAAATTGTCCGGCTCGGTTCCGTTCTACCCTTAGAATTTCTCTGCCAAATAATCTTATTGATTTTTGTATCATATAGACGTAAAAAAGTCCTACTTAAAATTAATTAAGTAAGACTTTCGTATTAAATTAGTGTTGTCGTTCATCCTAAAAAAGAACTATGCATCTTCACATAGTTAGGCAAATATATAAAATATTATTTATAATTAGTATAAATTAATTATTATTTTTTTATATCGATAATCTTCTTGTTTTCACATACCAGCTTACACCCATTCTGCAGCAGTCTAAAGCGTGATCGTTTTGGTTATCTTCTGGCACGTCCATTTGAATGCCTTGATACATTTTCCAACTATAATTTTCATATTCATTTTCAAGTTCTGTACTGCAATCAGTATAAACAATATTACACTTCTGTATCGTCTCAATACCAGCGTTAATACTCCCGTGTCCTTTCTCTGCGAATATAATATTATAACCGCTATTCTTTAATTTAGTACCCTCAGATTTGTTCAATTCGTTACCGCTATCACAAACATTCTCTTTGCTTTTAATGGTATTTAGATTCTCAAATTCTGTTGACAATGTGCCGGCCATTTGATTCATTGGTTTGTATAACCTTTGATGAAAGAAAAATGTTTTATCCCCATCAAACTTAAATTCTAAATTAGCAGTTGGAGCGGATAAACCAAAATCAGTAGCGTAATAACTTTGGTATGGTAAATCGTAAAACTCTTTTTCTTTAATGGTTTTCCAATTCTTAAAAATACGATTTGGCTTTTCGGACTTTATTCCTAAAGCATAAACATCGTGTAAATAAGCGTCAGCAGTACCTTGTTCTACATTATACGGATTTGAGGGATCATACGATTCTATTTTCTTTTTTTGCTCTAAAGGTATAAAAGGATTGTCTTTATAAGTTGAGTGAATTACTATAGCGTTATCCCTTTTTGATATTTCTTCAATCCAATGTCGGTTTTTAGGGTTCCAATCTATAATTACCACTTTAGACGTACGCATATCGATTTGGTTGAATGCGTCTAAAGAAAACTTATAAGGCTCGTTTAAATGAGCGATGTCTCCCTGAAAACCGTGTACTCTATTTTCTTCATCACCTCCCATAAATTCAATAGTAGAACCATTTTTAAAAGTGTAAATAGATTCTGTTTTGTTAAAAACTACACTTTCATTATTTGGGAATGTAGACACTGCTTTTTTTAAGTCGGCTAAAATAGTCATTTTACAATCAGCTTTTGTTTCACGCCAAATTGAAACCCTTGTATTTTGATTTTTTAAACACATAAGCCAATGGCATTGTAAAATTGAATGTGTCTTTGAAGAACGGGAACTTCCTGTATTTATAATGTATTTATATTTTCCGCTATTTATTGCATCCCATATTTTCTCGAATACTATAGTAGCTTGCATTAAACTTCACTGTTTAATTTATCGTGAAGTTCATCAGATATACCGCATAGCGTAAATTCATCTGTATCTTTCGGGTTATGCAATATCTTACCTCTATTACTGTAAGCTAAATATTTACCTTTTGGATAAGTAGCTAATATTTTAAATAATTCTTCAATCTTTATCATCAGGTTTTGTTATTTCGATTTGGATTTCTTGCCAAGTCTGTTCAAAAACAATAGTAGATAAAAAATCAATCTTCATCTTCTAAAGGTTTAACTATTGTTACGTTTATTGAGGATGGGTTATTAATATTTGTGTTTTCACTTTCAATAAACTGCATAGAAAGTTTTTTCAATTCTTCAGGTGTTGCAATTAATTTCATTAATGCCATTTGCAAAGCTGGAGCGTTGGAAGTGTACCATTTTGAACGCATTGAAACTTTTAAGGTGGTACGGTTAGTTTCTAGCATATCAAACATCGTTTTATAGTTGTCGGATTCGTTTGGAAAGTGCTCATAAAATGTAGATTTATGACAAGGCAAAAAAGCTATAATATCTTCAATAAATATTAATCTATTTTTAATAATTGCTTCCTTAGCTGTTTTTAATAAATCTTCTGTTTTATACATTTTTAAAAGTAGTTTTTTTTGCTTATAC